ACCAAGGGAAACTGTTTCCTCAGTGGCAAGAAGTTCAAGTGAAATCGAAGATGACGATACGTTATCGTATTTCCAAAAACTCGCAGACGACTAATAGTTAAGGGGTCATACGACCCCTTTTTTTATGGCATTGTTAAATTTGTATTTTCTGTTTTAATTACACTCTTACTGACTCTTTGTGATGATTGATCATATATCATTATTGCTCTAAAATCATCAAGGAATTGCTGTAAGAATCCCCTTTTCAAAACATATATATTTCTCTTTTCTTCATTTTTTAATGTTTCATACAGATAATTACTCACAGATGCAACTGGATCTTCTATCGCTACAACATTAGTTCCTAATTTAGTTAAATCATTAGTTTTTACTTCACCATTATCGAAATATGATAATTTAAATTCTTTATTCACAACTCTACCACTCTTTAGAATTATTCTACCTTTAGAGTCTTTGACTTCTGTAGTCTCATGGTGGTGAACATTATTTAAATTATCTCCATATTTGTTCAGTGCATATTCGTATAAGTCATTATTTGATAGAGGCCATTCATTACGAATATTTACAATACCTGCAGATACCACGACAACCCAATCTAATTGATCTGTATTGTATAATTCTTCTGCCACATTTTCAGGTCTGAATCCCTCTGGTATTTCATACTTATCAAATAGAGTTATTATAGATTGTAAATCTTCTCTTAATTTAACACGACGAAATAAGTTTTTTGCATCAACATAGTCTAGTGATGAATTTTTATCTGATAAAAATGACGGGTATCTAAGTGTTGGTAGTTCTTTAAAATACATTAGAATCCTACTCCTGTTGGTGACTTATCATAATCATCAAAGTAGATTGGTTCAATCTCTTTGAATGTCAAATCAAGTTGCATAGAGATTGGTGAAGCATCATCATATGTTGCGTAAACACCTTCACCTGTATAGTTAACAGCACAGTTAGTTAAGAAACACTGCTTGAATTTATTTAAGAATGGATGATCACTATTTCCTTTTCGATAACGAAGTTCAAATAAATTAGGTGTCTTCATAAACACAGCACTACCACCGATTGTATCTCCACCTGTTTTTGGTGCCATATTTTGTTTGAATGATCTTATGATTAATTTACATTGTCTTGCCTCTTGAGCACTACGAGGAGTCATCTTAAATGAAAAACTGAAACTTCTTAAGGTAGGGCCATTAAATAATAATTCTAAGTTTGGGTTGAATATCTGACCACTTTGTCTTGCAAGTAATTGTTCTGTGGATACGTTCGCACCAAAAATACCTAATGCGGAGGATGTTGCCTTTGCTGTTAATCCTTGCTGTGCAGCACTCAGTAATGCATCTGTTTCTCCCGGAGTCAGATTACCACCTATGTCTTTTTTAATTTGATCACCCGCTTCAGCGAATGTTTTTTCACCACCAAGAGCCTTGACAAATTCTGAACCTGCTTTCATACCACCAGAGATTGCACCTGCAGCAGCACCAGTAAGAGTATTCATTTTACTATCACCGTAGTTAGCACTATTTCCATCTTTGATGTCTGATGGTATCTGCAAAATAATTGTTCCGGTGTTTTGAACTGACTTAGTAGCAAGAGATCCAGAGCGAGTTGCTCCAACTGCATTATTCAAACTGTTTCTCCCGAATCCTTTTGCACCAATAAGTTTTGTATTTCCGGGTTGTCTGATGTATTCTTTAATGTCAATCTGTAAATAATCTGTTGTACCTGTCAATGCTTCCAAAGGGTATCTCAAGATGCCACCACGTTTTTTAGAAGTTCGAGGAGGTTGTGAAGTTACTTTACTATTTGAAACAGGATTTGGATTTTCGTATGTTGGTAAAGGTTGATTATTTGCAATCGCTGCTTTTGCACCTGTCTGATATTCTTCAGATGCATAAAACTTCTCTTGTTCAGCGTAATTAGGAGGAAAATTAGGCATATATCTCTTTTTTTAACTATTTAGACGATATTTTCCAAAAGGTAACGCTTGAAGATCTTTTATCTCTTCAGCAGTGACCTGATATGTACCACCAACTATTTCATTATATGTGTAATTTCTTGATTCACCCCAGTGAAAATTGACCCCTTTGAAACCCCATGAGTATACGTTAGTTACTGCAACGAGGGGATTTTGATCATATCTTATAGATGGAGTTTTTGGTCTGTAAACAAACAGATAATAGTTACCTACTTGAGGTGCACCACCCTCACTAAGTAGATCCATTATTTCCATCATCAAATCATCAGGATCTTCTATCCCGATAAGATCATCTAACGCTGGTGCTATACGACTCATTTGATTCCTAATTCATCCTCCGTCATAACCTTAAATTCATAGAGTCTATCTTTACAATACTCAGTGGCAGCTTTCCACTTTGCTTGATTTTTAGCATACTCATATGCTTCATAAAGATAACCCTTCGTCTTTCTCTTAGGTTTAGTAGGAGGTTTAAGTTGTTTCTTTGGTTTTACTTCAATAATGTATTTTTTTATTTTACCTGTAGTTTCTTTCAACTTAACATAAAAGTCAGGAAAGTATCTATGGATCTTTCTATCTACAGGAGATCTATATGGTATCGCAATCTCTTCACTTCCCCACTCAAGTATATTCTCATTCAGATCACAATAAACCATGAACTTTCTTTCCCAAAGTGACCGATAAATTATATTTGTATGGTTTCCTTTGTACTTTCTTGGGTATGTGGGAGAATATCTTCCCTTATATGACATAAATAGAATTATAATAAAGTCATAAAGGTATTTAGTGTGAGTTTTATACAGAAAATCACAATGAATGATGCCAAAGTAAAATTTGGTAGTCTATCGCTGAATAATCAATATCAAGTTCATTTTGCTGGATTTAATGGTAATGTGATTAGGTATTTGAAATTCAATAGAAGAATGAACAACGCACAAGATTTTATCAGTCGTGAGGCTGGTTTACTGTGTAGTGATGCATCATTACCAGCAAGTGCGTTTGCAACAGCAGAAGTAAAGGATAATTTTATGGGAATACCACAAGAGTTTGCTCACTCCCGTTTATACACTGATATTGATTTTACATTTTACGTTGATGATGATTATACTATGTTGAATATTTTTGAAGGTTGGATGGATTATATTTCAAGTGGTGCAGAAACAGAAGTGGCAGATTTCCAAAAACCATTCTATCGTAGGATGAGATATCCTGATACTTATAAATGTGATACTATGTTTATAAGTAAGTTTGAAAAGAATGCTAAGAGAATACTGAGATATCAATTTATAAATGCTTTCCCTAAATCTATAACACCGATACCAGTTCAATATGGTTCAGCAGATCTTCTTAAGGTAAATGTAAGTTTCAATTATGATAGGTACATTGTTGCAAATAAGAAAGGTTTATGATATACTACTAAATAAAACTACTGATTAGATAATTATGCCTTTACCTAAGATTAATACTCCAACGTATCAATTGACTTTGCCATCAAATAACAAGAAAATTAAGTATCGTCCATTTCTTGTTCGAGAAGAAAAAATATTAATTCTAGCACTTGAATCAAACGATGCCAAGCAAATTTCAAGTTCGATAGTTGAGATTATGGGAGATTGTATTGAGACAAAGGGTGTAGATATAACAAAGTTACCAAGTTTCGATATTGAATATTTGTTTTTAAATATCCGTGCTAAGTCTGTTGGTGAGACAGTTGAAGTTGTTATCACATGCCCAGATGATAAAAAAACTACTGTGGACACCACTATTAATATAGATGATATTAAAATAAAGAAAACACCGGGCCATAAAAACATTATTAAACTTGATGACAAGTATTCCATGAAATTGAAGTACCCATCAATGCAACAGTTTATAGATGCAAACTTTGATACTGATGAGGAGGGTAGTCAGGTTGCTCAATCAATCAATATGCTATCAACTTGTATAGATATGATATATGATGATGAGGAAAGTTGGGATGCTGCGGACAGTTCACCTGATGAATTGAATTCGTTTATTGAACAGTTGAATACCAAGCAATTCAAAGAAGTTGAATCATTCTTTGAAACGATGCCCAAATTAGAGCATATTGTTGAAGTAACAAATCCTAAAACAGGCAAGACAAGCAAGGTGAAATTGGAGGGACTGGCAAGTTTTTTCAACTAGGTATGGCTCATACAAACCTTGAGTCATACTATAAGGTAAACTTTGCTCTCATGCAACACCATAAATATTCTATAACTGAGATTGAAAACATGATGCCTTGGGAGAGAGATGTATATGTCGCTCTACTCAAACAATATATTGAAGAAGAAAATTTAAAGGCACAACAACGTAACATGTAAGATGGCAAAAAAAGCACTGCCAAAAATTAAAACTACCAAGATGGGTGATCTTGAGGAGAAGGTAGATAGTGCACCGAAAAAAAGAAGAGGAAGACCAAAGAAGATTCAGACCGCTGCGGAGGTAGAGGCAGCCATAAATCTTAAAGAGTTCCAAAAGTCTGAAGCAAAGTTAAAAAAAGAAAAAGAGAAGACAATTAGTGCAAGAAAACTTTTTAAAACATTAGAAGTTGATATACAAGAAGCAAATAACTCTCTTGCAGAGATAGGTAGTATCTTATCAGCAGACTTTGCTGCCCGAATCGATCAGGAGAAGGCAGAAATTGCAATGCTGCAACAGGATTCGAGTAAACAGAAAATCAAAGAGGAGGAGAAAGGTTTAGAGAAAAAGAATCTAGGAAGTAAGATAAAAGATCAAGCAAAGAAAGGAATGGCACCGATCAAGTCTATGACAGACAAATTGATTGAACTTGCCACATTCCTTCTTATTGGAATAACTGGTAATGCAGTATTTGAATTTATGAAATCTGACACGTTTAAGGCAGCGTGGAGAGGATTTACTAAGTTTATTATTAAAGGAACTGCATGGTTACTTAAAACAACCGCAGCATTTATAGGATTCTTCTCAATTAAAAATTTATTCAAACTCCTCAAGAGTGGTGTTAAAGGTCTTATAAGTGCACCGAAGAAAATTTTTGGTTTCGCAAAGAATTTATTTAAGTTGCCAAAACGATTGAAGGGTGTATTCAAAGGTTTAAGTGGTAAGTTAAAAAATATTGGTGCAAAAGGAGCAGAAGTATTTGCCACTATAGGAAATATTATCAAGAAGGTTAAAAACTTTTTAAAGGGTGGTGTAGGAAAGGTATTAGGATTTGGAAAGAATTTATTAAAAAAAGGAAAAAATTTCATTAAATCAGGAGTTAAAGGTCTTAAAACTGCAGGTAAGGGTGTAGGTAAAACTGTTGGTAAAAGTTTAGGAAAGGGTGCTGGTAAATCAGTTCTGAAAAAGATACCTTTTGTTGGATTAGGACTTGGTGCAGCATTTGCTGTAGATAGATTAAGAAAGGGTGATTGGGGTGGTGCATTGATGGAACTAGGATCTGGTGCAGCATCTATGATTCCGGGTGTAGGTACTGCTGTTTCTACTGCGATTGATGTAGGACTTATCGCAAAAGATATTGGTGATGCGAAAAAAGAGCAGGAACAGGGCGAGGTCACTGCAGCAGAAGTTGGTAAACGTGTGACTAAGGGTCAGAGAGTATTAGTTGGTGAATCTGGCCCAGAAATGTTGGAAATGCCATTTACAGGCACAGTCAAACATGCTACTGAAACATTGAATACTTTGAAAGATGAAGCAGGTCAAGATGGAGGAGTTGAGATTGTGAATCAATCTAACCCTCCTATTATGTCAAAACCCCCCGAAGTTGCTGACGTTGCCGATCAAGCAGCAAATCCTTCAGAGTTCGTATCTTCGTATAATAAATTGAATGATTATATGAATACAACTCCTGATGTTCTAGGTATGACTGTATGACAGAAGCAACCGCAAACAAAATAGGGAGTGAAAAACTCAAAATAAATGCTGATAATATTAAAAGTGTTCTTACTAAAAACACTAAGATTGTCAGTCGTTTAAAAGTATTCAAAGCAAAAACAATATTTAAGGCAAAGGAAGCAAAGAAAATCGCTGCTGAAGAGAAGGCATTAGAACTAACAAAACCAAAGAAGAAAATAAAACCAGAGTCCTCTCCACTACAAGGTGGTAGTATGCTTGATAAATTGATGGAAGCAGCAGTTCTTATCTTAGGTGGATACTTACTCAATACATATACACAAGTATTCAAAACCTTTAAGGAACCAATCATGAAGGCATTTGATTTTCTAAAAGGCATAGTTGATGGTTTTAAAAGTATAGTTGATTTTATAACTGGTAAAAAGAGTGAACAAGATCAGATAGAAGCAAACAAAGCTGCTGTTGATGCAGATGTTGCAAAGATTCAAGGAGAAAAGAGTGAGATAGAATCAATGACAGATCAGGGCCTTGCTGAAAGTGATGCAGCAGAATCTGAAGCTAATTTGTTAAACCCTGATGATATTGAAAATGCTGCTCTGGAGTTAGAAGAAACAGAGGAAGATGAAGATATTGATGTAGAAGGTGAAGATGTTGAACTTGAAGGTGGTGAAGTAGAAGATGGTTCGGAACTTGGCCCTGTAGATGAGGGTGGTGAAGAGGAAGCAACACCAGAAGATGTGGAAGAAGGTGTAGTTGAGGGTATGCAGGAAAACACCGAAGTTCCAAA